CAACGTCGGAAGAGTTCCAGCGCTTCGCAGCCGGGGCCAGAACTGTCGGCTTCGACATGGATAAGACAGCCGACATCATCAAGGACGTGAACGACAAGGTCGGCGACTTCCTGTCCACTGGCGCAGGTCCGATGGCTGACTTCTTCGAGAACGTCGCGCCCTTGGTCGGCGTGACTGCTGATCAGTTCCGGCGTCTCTCTGGGCAAGAAGCGCTGATGCTCTATGTGAGCAGCCTTGAAAAGGCGAACCTCAGCCAGTCCGAGATGACCTTCTACATGGAGGCTATCGCCAACGACGCGACGGCTCTGCTTCCTCTCCTGACGAACAATGCCCAAGAGATGCGAAGCCTCGGCGCTGCGGCGGATGAAGCTGGCACGATCCTGAGCAACGAGATGACGGCATCCGCGAAGGAGGCCGAGCTTGAGCTTGGAAAGATGTCAGCAGTCATTAGCGCGAATCTCTCCAAGGCGCTTCTTGACCTTTCACCGCTTCTTGTCACGGCAGCGCAGGGAATCGCCGGTTTGACCGGATATGTTGCGACATTCCTGGAGACGATGAAAGCAGCCGAGGCTGAGAGCGGGACGAACATCCTTCAGCAAAGGATTGAGGACACACAGAAGTTGCTGGACCTTTACGACTCCGGCGATCCTGATGCCGCAAGTCGTCTTCTTGTCCTCGGCGGTGTGGATGCTGCTCGGGAAAATCTTGCGAAGCTGCGGGGAGAATACGAGGCGCTCACGCAGACTGCCTCTGACACCGCTGAAAACATGGTCCTTCCCGAGGTCGTGATTGATTCCGCTGCCGACCTCAGCGCACTCGAACAGATGGTCGAGTTGCAGCGCGAAGAGGCGCGGCTAGCTCAACTGACAGCGGAGGAGCGAGAGCGGGCGCGGATCGCCAAAGAAGCCGAGGCGGCGGTCACCAAAGCGATTGCAGATCAGGACCTGAACGCTCAGGAGACTGAAGAAGTCGAGCGCCTTCGGCAGGCGTATGTTGATGCGGCGACGGCGGCGAGCAGCATCCTGAACCCGGTCAAGGAGGCTGGCGGCGCAACGCGAGAGATCGCTGACGCTGCTGTGGATGCCGAAGAGAACATCACGCAGATGATCGAGCGCATGATCGACGCATCGCCTGCGCTCAAGCAGCTTGGCTTCGATGCGGAGAACCTTCAGGGCGTCATGGGCACGGTTCAGAGCAGCATGGAAAACGCCTTCATGGGGATGCTCGACGGAACCGCGACGGCTGGCGATGCCTTCCGGGCGATGGCTGCGGACATCATCCGTGAGCTATATCGGGTGCTGGTGGTGCAGCGTCTCGTCGGCAGCTTCACGGCTGGCGGTGGCGGCATCATGGGCGGTTTGTTTGGCGCGCTCGGTGGCCGTGCATCCGGCGGCCCTGTGCGGGCTGGTCAGCCCTATACGGTCGGCGAGCACGGGCGCGAGCTGTTCGTCCCCAGCACCTCCGGGCGCGTTCTCAGCGCGGCACAGACGCAGAACGCCATGCGAGGCGACGGCGGCGTGGTGATCAATCAGACGTTCCAGTTCAGCGCCAATGGCGACGACAGCGTGAAGCGGATCATCGCTCAGGAGGCCCCGAAGATTGCCGCCCTGACCCAGAAGCAGATCGTGGATCAGCGGCGGCGCGGCGGCGCTATGAAGGGGGCCTTTGGCTGATGGCAACGCGCGACCTGACATCCGTCCTGCTGAACGCTCTGGATGATGATGTCATCCAGCCATTCTTCGCTGTGGTCTTCGAGTTTGATAGCCAGCCTGTCCGGGTCTGGACCGGGATCGGCGAGGCGACCATCGACGGGAACGTGTTCACCGGCACCGGGAACCTGCTCAACATCTCGTCGATCGAAGAGACCTCGGAGATGGCCGTGCGCGGGGCGACCCTGACCATGAGCGGCATCCCGTCCGATCTTCTGAGCCTGGCCCTTCAGGAGCCGTATCAGGGCCGGGTCTGCACCATCTACTTCGGCGTGGTCAGTGGCACGACCTATTCCAGCCTCACGCAGCTCTTCACGGGCTACATGGACGAGATGAACATTGACGAGGGGCCGGAGTTCGCCACCATCGAGATGAAGATCGAGAACAAGCTGATTGACCTGGAACGGACTCGCGTTCGGCGGTTCTCATCTGGCTACCAGAAGTCGGTCTACCCCAACGATAAAGGCCTCGACTTCGTGGAGGCGCTCCAGGACAAGGAAATCCTCTGGGGACGGAAGGCGACATGATCGAGTTTCGGCAGGAGTGCCTGATGCTGTGCGAGGACGAGGTTTCCCCGCTCGCAGCATTGGAGTGGGAGGAATCCGGGCACCCAACCGAAGGCCTGTGCATCGACTGGGATCAATACGCCGCGCTTGAAAACGTCGGAATGTTGAGGTTCTTCACAGCCCGCGATGGCTCGTCATTGGTCGGCTACATCGTGGTCATTGTGATGTCGCCTCTGACGACCAAAGGGAGCCTCGTCGCGGTTTTGGATTCGGTCTATGTGGCGAAGCCGTATCGCGGGAAGACGGGGCATCAGCTCTTTCACTTCGTCGAGACTTGCATGAAGGAAGACGGCATCTTCCGCATCCTCGCCTCATCTTCGGCGAAAAATCCAATAGGTGCGTTCCTTGAGCGCATGGGGTATTGTCAGGTGGAAACCAAGTTCGAGAAGTCCCTCTGATGGTCATCATCTCATCCATCGCAGCGCTGGGCGCGACTGTCGCGGCGGCTCTCGGCTTCGGGACTGTCGGGATCGTGGCACAGCTTGCCATCGGGATCGGGACGCAGGTGGTCTTGGGTGCTGCGATGCGGGCACTGGCACCTAAGCCTAAGCTGCCTAGCACCCAGCCAAGAGGCTACACTGTCAACCAGCGCGGATCGGCTCTGGACCACCAGATTATCTACGGACGCGCCCGTGTCGGTGGGGCTATCGTGTTCACCAGCACGACCGGCACGAACAACAAGTTCCTGCATCAGGTGATCGCCTACACCGGGCACGAGATCGAGGACTTCGATCAGATTTACATCAACGACGCACGGGTGACGGGGATCGATGGCAGCGGAAACGTGACACAGATCACCCTCCCTGATGGATCGACCAGTTCTCGCTACAACGGCTTTATCCGCATCAAGGAACATCTCGGCGCGTCCGATCAGGCCGCCGATCCGGATCTGGTGGCCGAGGTCACGGATTGGACCGCCAACCATCGCCTGCGCGGCATCGCCTACCTGTATATCCGTTACACCTTCGATGCGGATGTGTTCCCCAACGGCGTCCCGGAGGTCACCGTCACGGTGAAGGGGAAGAAGGTTTACGATCCTCGCACTGCCACCACGGCTTGGTCGGATAACCCTGCCCTGTGCCTTCGGGATTACCTAACGAGCGACTATGGCCTCGGGGAAGTTGCTGCGAATATCGACGATACGCTTGTGAGCGCTGCGGCGAACGTATGCGATCAGACCGACACGATAGCCGGGACGGCTCGCTACACCTGCAACGGAAACTTCACCACAGGCCAGACGCCGGACGACATCATCGGCGATCTGCTCACCAGCATGTCCGGCCTGCTGTGGTATGCGCAGGGCGAGTGGAGAATGAAGCCTGGCTATTGGGTTGCCCCGACCGTTGAGTTCACCGAGGACGATCTTCGGTCAAATGTGTTCGTCAACACGCGGCATTCGCGACGGGACAATTTCAACACCATTCGAGGCACCTTTCGAGGCGACGAGACCGACTGGCAGTTGACGGACTACCCAGAGGTCACGAACGCGGTTTTCCTGTCGGCTGATAATGGACAGGAGAGTGTCGCGGACATCGAGTTGCCGTTCACCGACAACAGCATCGAGGCTAGGCGGATCGCGCGGATCATGCTGGAGCGGAACCGGCAACAGCTCACGGTCGGCGCGTCTTTCGGGCTTCGCGCGTTCCAGGTTCAGGTCGGAGACGTGCTGCAGTTGAGCCTGACGCGGTTCGGCTGGTCTCAGAAGGAGTTCGAGGTCGTCGGCTGGACATTCGGCTTGACTGACGGTCTCGACCTTCAAGTTCGGATGACCCTGCGCGAGATCAGCGAGAGCGTTTTCGACGAGATCGACGACGGGGTTGTCTACGAGCGTGACAACACCACTCTCCTGTCGCCATTCGAGGTTCCTGGGGTGGGTCTTGCTGCCGTCGCGCGAACCGTCGTGATCCGCGAGAAGCTCACCAACATCATCACGCTCACGGTCTCGTCTGATCGGCCAGAGGCGGTTTCTCAGGTCGAGGCTCAGTTCAAGGCGAGCGGCGATTCCACTTGGATCAACTTGGGGACCGGAAACCTTGGTCAGTTCGAGGCCGTGGACTTGGAGGATGGCAACTATGACTTCCGGGCGCGCGCCATCAACACATTCGGCGTCCGCGGTGAATACTCGGAGCTTTTAGATGTGGTCGCTTCTGGCCTTCTTGAACCGCCTTCCGATGTGGTCGGTCTGACTGCGGAGGTGAACGGCGCGACGATCCATCTTGAGTGGCAGGCCGTCCCTGATCTTGATCTGTCTTACTATCGGATCAGGCACTCGGTGGAGCAAGCTGGCGCATCTTGGGCGAACGCAACGACCGCCGTGGACAAGGTTCCCCGCCCTGCGACTGCAGTTTCAGTGCCTACTCGTCCCGGCACATATCACGTTCGCGCCGTGGACAAATCAGGCGTGGCATCCACGAACTACACCTCTGTGGTGGTCCCGGCTCAGAACCTGCAAGCCTTCGCCAATGCTGACACCCAAGTCGAAGACCCGACGTTCGGAGGGAGCAAGACCGGCTGCTCCGTCGTGTCCAGCGCCTTGCGGATCACCGACACTTCGAGTGCGCCATCCACTGCGACGTATGATTTCAGCACCTACATCGACACTGGATCGGTTCGCCGGGTGCGCAGCCGGGTCGAGGCCGAGGTTCTTCGCACCGACTCTTCGGCTGGTCTGTTCGACGATCTTCCCGGTGTCTTCGATCAGCTGCCAGGTCTCTTCGATAGCACAACTGGCGCGGCAGAGTTCGCGGACACGAACGTTCAAGCCTATATCTCGATCACTCAAGATGACCCGGCGGGGTCGCCTACGTGGTCGGATTATCTGCTTTTCCGCGCCGGGGACTATTATGGACGAGCCTTCCGCTTTCGCGTTATCCTGTCATCAACCTCGGTGAGCGTGACGCCTTCCATCACCGGGCTGCAGGCCCTAGTGGAGTATGACTGATGAGCCAGCACGACTTCGACATTGCGAATCAGACGGCTCCGAGCTTTCGGTCTGACCTGAACGACGCTCTCGCGGCCCTTGCCTCTCTGTCGTCGGGAGCAACTGCCCCGTCCACCACGTATGCCAATATGCTGTGGTATGACACCGCGAACAATCTGCTCAAGATGCGGAATGAATCGGACTCGGCGTGGATCACCATTGGCACTTTGAACCAGTTTACAAACAAATTCGAGGTGGACAATCTTCCGACGCTTACTCAGGCGACGTGGGAGGCTGGAACAAGCACGACGGAAGCTGTCGTCACTCCCGCGAAGGTAAAGGCTGCGATTGAAAGCATAGGGGAGAAGGTCACCACCACCACGGTCAACACCGCCATCGCCTCGTCTTCTGTGGGCGCGGTTGGAACCTACGCCTTGCTTGGTGCGGCTAACGCTATTACGGTGGCTCCCGGATTAACGTCACCCGGCAGCGCCCTCAGCTACGCCGGATTTACCGAAAACACTTCCGACACCAACACTAACCTTGCGGTTTTAACGGGCAGCCCTTCGGGGACGTGGCGTTGTATGGGTTATTACAACACACTCGCCGGGCTATCTGTGGGCCACTTCACTCTATGGCTGAGGATTTCGTGATGCAGATCAGAAACATTCGCTACAACCAGCACGGCACCATCGACTGCGAGATCGAGCATCCGCAGTTCGGCTGGATTCCATTTACCGCAGACCCTGATGATGTTGAGCAGCATGGCCGCGACATCCACGCCGCCGCGCTCGCCGCTGGACCGGCACCCTATGTCCCGGAAGACTCCGACCAATCCTAGAAAACGCTCTGTCAAGTGAGCATCCTTGCCGGAAATCGCTGAACGCGCTATGATGCGCAGCAAGCGAGCCGGGAGCCTTTCCGCGCTTTGCCCTATTCAATCCGCGAGGCTTGGAGCTTCGCCTGATCGAGAACAGGAGCTGGCCGATGGCTGTCACGATCACCCTCTATAATCACACTGCGAAGCGGTTCGCAGAAGGCAGCAACGGCTCTGGTGACACCTACAAGCTGAAGCTGTATTCGGCGCTGACCCCAAGCGCGGCGCACACGACGCTGGCCGCTGTTGATGCCGCAGGCACTGAGGCGACGACCGGCACCGGCTACACCGCAGGCGGCCAGGCGCTCGCCAACGTCGCAGTCACGACTGTGACGACCAACGATGCAAAGTTTGATGCGGACGACGTGACTTGGACCGCATCGGGTGGCAGCATCGCGGCGGCTTATGGCGTGATCTACAACGATACGGACGCTGACGATCCGCCTGTCGCCTATATCGACTTCGACGGCACGCAAACCGCAGGCGACGGCACCGACTTCATCGTCTCGTGGAACGCTTCCGGCATCGTCACATTCACCGTCGCGTAAGAGGTAATCATGGCCGTTCTCGCCAATCGCGTCAAAGTCGCAACGTCGACCACTGGCACCGGGACGATCACTCTTGGTTCCGCCGAGAACGGCTATCAGTCTTTTGCGGATGGCGGGATATCTGACGGGCAGGTCGTCCGCTATGTTATCGAAGACGGTAACAACTGGGAGATCGGCACTGGAACCTATACGGCCAGCGGCACGACCTTATCCAGAACGGTAAGCGAAAGCAGCAACTCGGACGCTGCGATCAATCTGTCTGGCAGCGCGGTGGTCTTCATCACCGCGCTTTCCGGCGACCTGCAAAATGCGGTTGATATGGACCAAGGCGTGGCGACGACGGACAGCCCGTCGTTTGCTGGCCTCACCGCGACTAATGATGTGGGTGTTAGAACCACGGCACCTGATGGTCCCCTAACCGTGCAGCTGGCGGATGCTGCAAAAACTTCATGGAGCATGGCCGTAGAAGGTTCCAACACTGCACAGCTTTCGCACATTGTCACGGACAGCACCTCCGTCCGCCGGAAGCTATCTGCTATTGAAGGCTTTGTGGGCAGTAGCGATGTTTCTAACTTCCAAGGCGGCTTGATCTTCAAGACAACACCTGCTGCGGGAAGCCCGACAGAGCGTGTCAGGATTACTGCCAGCGGGAACGTGGGGATTGGGACGAGTTCGCCTGCTCAAAAACTGTCGGTTACGGGCAACGTCACCATCTCCGGCTCTCTGTCGAAAGGCTCTGGTTCGTTCAAGATCGACCATCCGCTGAAGCCTGAGACCCACTATCTCGTTCACAGCTTCATCGAGGGGCCGCAAGCCGACAACATCTATCGTGGCAAGGTGGCGCTCGCGGACGGCAAGGCGACAGTCAACCTAGACGAAGCTGGGCGCATGACCGAAGGTGCCTTCGTCGCCCTCAATGGAAATGTGCAGTGTTTCACCACCAACGAGGATGGTTGGACGGCTGTTCGTGGAAAGGTTGAAGGCAACATCCTGACGATTGAAGCGCAGGACGCAACCTGCACTGACACCGTGTCTTGGCTTGTCATTGGCGAGCGTCACGACCAACACATGATTGAGGCCAACTGGACTGACGATCAAGGTCGCATCATAACAGAACCCGAAAAGGGAACCGCATCATGACCACCTACAACTGGACTATTGCACAACTTGAACGCCAGACCGACACGGGTGGCGTCATCGTGGCACACTGGCGCGTCACTGCCCAAGATGGCGAATACACCGCATCCGCATATGGCTCGGCGAGCTTCACGCCTGATCCGACTGCCGCAGTTTTCATCCCATATGCTGATCTGACCGAAGCTGACGTATTGGCTTGGGTCTGGGGCAGCGTGGACAAGGATGAAACTGAAGCCAACCTTGCAAAGCAGATCGAGGACCACAAGGCCCCGAAGTCTGAAACTGGCGTCCCTTGGTGAGTTAGACGTACGGAGCAAGTTTCTAGACACCTGACACCTCACCCTGACCGTGCTAAACTCGGGCCAGACGGACAGGAGTAACCGATGCTCGGTTTCAACCCCATAGCCGCCCTACCGCTCGCTTCCGGCGGTGCTGCTGTTGGCGGCGTGGCGGTTTATGCCCCGGCGGCTGCGGTTTCCATCGCAGTAGCGGCTCCTGCGGTCAGTTGTGGTGCCTCTGTTGCGTGTCCATCTATTGACCTAGAGATCAGTGCATTCATCCCCAGCGTCTCGACTGGTGCATCTGTCGCTGCCCCAGCTGCTGATCTGGCGATTTCTTCATTCTCGCCTGTCATTTTCCGCGCAATCACAACCAGAGTTCCGGCTGCCGGCATCGCTGTTGCGGCGCTGGCTCCTTCTGTCGCAACTGGTGCTTCTAATTCCGTTCCGGCC